CGGGGGTCCCTTTCAGGATCCCCGCCCAGCGCTGTGTACAACCTCCAGGTTGTGCATCCATACAGGATGAGATTTCTCTTGATCATCATCCGATGACCAAGAGAGAGGATTCAGTCGTGCCTGCCAAGACTATCAAGACTTTCAATAGTCTGCCACTTCCGTGGCCTCCGTCGTACTATGACAATGTCCTTCAAGGACAGAGTTATTGTGCGATGGGTGGTGGTACCATGGTTACTTTCAACCATGACCTTGGCCTCCTGGGAACAGGAGATGAAGGCGGTCCCTGGTTAGCCGAGCAGAGTATTTACAAGTACTCGTTCGGTCATCACCAGGAAGCGGACCCAACCAAAGGGTACCGTGGCCCAACATTGCCTTGGCCGGATATTGGTATCGGCCTCCCCGGTTTCGGGGGTGCACCAGATGACAGTTACTACTGGCAATTTGGTGCGAAAGCAATTGCGGCGACTGATCCATCGAAACCCATCTTTTCTGCGACCACCTTTCTAGGTGAAACGCTTCAAGATGGTCTGCCGAAAATGGCAGGGCACGAAACTTGGAAGGAACAAACCTTCCGAGCCAAGCAAGCTGGCGGTGAATATCTCAACGTCCAGTTTGGTTGGGTGCCTTTCGTGTCTGATCTGAAGTCCTTTGGAAAGGCTGTCGGCACGTCTTCTAAGGTTGTTTCAACCATGAGAAGGCAGGCCGATCTCAAGATCAGACGACATCTCGACATGACTCATAAGGCGACGTATGATACGGCGGAAGCCGACGCGTTTATCGCGACCCCCGGGTCGTGGCCTATTGGATCATGTACCACGTATGCGACATCCTCTTTTCTTGAGGATATGTGGTTCGACGGATGTTTTCGTCTCTACATACCGCTGGATAATTCGGCGGTGTCGCGTTTCAAGCGATATCGAGCTTACGCTCGCAGACTGTACGGGGTCGAACTGACTCCCGAGGCAGTCTGGAACATCGCACCGTGGTCCTGGGCCGTCGACTGGGCAGCTGACGTGGGTGATATCATCCACAATCAGTCAGCTCTCGGTCATAACGGTCTGGTTTTGCAGTACGGCTACGTCATGCATCACCAAAGGAGCGAGCTTGCTATACACGCTCCTGAGATTGGTGCCTGGCGCAGTTCGAGCGTGTCTCGAAAGAGACGCGTTCCTGCAAACCCATATGGTTTCGGCGTTTCATCTGATGGCCTTTCGGGTCAACAGGTGGCCATTTTGGCAGCTCTTGGTCTTTCCAGGAGTGACGCCATCAGGATAAGCGGATAGGACAATAAGAAACCTATCCGTGATTACCCCATGATGTCAGGTGATACCTGATATCCAACCGAAGGAGCATGCCTCAATGGCATTCGCCGATCCGCAGTCTGTCACTATTAGTGGCTCGACTATTTCACTGCCCCGTACATCAAACGGGCAGAACTCTGGTGGTTTCACTTCCAATGACGGAAACGTCAAGCTGTCGGTTTCCGACAGCTACGGAGGTAGAACTCGCCGTGTTCTGCGTCTTGACCAGACGAAGGTTGCTGCTGATCCTTTTGTAACTGGGATCAACACCTCCTATAACATGTCGGCTTACCTGGTGGTTAACACCCCCAAGGTAGGCTTCACTGTTGCTGAGGCCAAGGCGGTAGTGGACGCTCTTGTCGCCTACCTGGCGGCATCGAGCGGAGCCCGCGTCACCCAGCTTCTGGGTGGCGAGAACTGAGTTGATTTGGGGAAACTCCCTAGATCAGATCTTGAGAAAGGGAGTTTAACCATGGGGTACACTTCGTACCTTTCAGACTCGCATTCCCTTCACACGATTGTATGGTGTGACCGGATTGATGACCTTCATATGGTCGTCTGCGAAGCTGATCACTCAGTTTCCACTGCAGTCGCGTCTAATCAACTCGACTGCACGACGAATCCGCGCCTATTGGAAGTTGTCCTTGAACAAAAGGACCTCTATGCCAACGGGATGCTGGGTTCGTCGAGGGACAGAGTGGAGTTCGGATCTAAGTGGCATGATGACCACTGGGATTACCGAGCTACACTGCGGATTTGAGGCCAAGGAACTCGAGCCCCCTGAAAGGGAGCCCTGTTGAAAAGCCTCGTTCTGCTCTGGAGGGTCATGGCATCAGAATTAGCCATGACATGCTGTACTAGCGCGACTCTCGACTGTAAAAAGCTCGAGAGGCGAGTCGAACAGGAAGGTGTATCGTTTTTGACGATCACTCTTCCATCCTTTGGAAAAGACTTCGAGAGAAGTCTTGACCAAGGTTTTGTTGACGCCTACGCTTTCCCTGGTTTTGCTAGGAAAGGCGGTCTCCCTCTATTTCTAGGGGGTTTCCTACGTCACGTGTTCGACTCAAGTGGTGTCATCTTTGCTGATGTTTCCGGCGAAAGCCGGGATCTCCTCATCGATTCCATCTTCGCGATCAGACAGCTTTCAGGTCTGTTTTCGAAGATTCTACTCCCGTGTAGTGATGCTCGGGTAGTAGCCGCGATGAAGGGATACATCAGCTGTGAACAGGAACTGCACGAGAAGAGTGATACTATTTCTGAGGAAAGTCTTAGTGACTTCCGCAGAATTTCTTCTCTGGTCTTTCCTCGGGTGTTTTCTCACATGGATAATCTTATCTATGCTGGAGACCTCCGAGGGAAGCACGGACCGGGCTCGACTGCTGATCGGCTCACCGGAAACGGTAAGTTTGATCAACACGAGTGGCCTTCGCGATTAGAAAAGGTGTTCCCAGCTAGGGAGCACCTGATCGCGAACTGGTCTCACCAAGACCAGTTGGACCGTGTACAGTTCCTTGAACCTGATGCGGAGCGACCCGTAAAGGTCATCTCCGTGCCTAAGACGCTCAAAACACCTCGGATCATTGCGGTCGAGCCAACCTGTATGCAGTACATGCAGCAGGCCATGCTCGAGCCACTGGTCCAAGTCTTGGAACCTGAGACTTCCGCTCTCAAAAAGGGCAGAGATCTTGGTTCCTACTTCTTGGGATTTCGGCACCAGGACCCAAACAGGGATCTGGCACGTCGAGCTTCCAAGAATGGAGATCTGGCGACGCTCGATCTGAGCGAAGCTTCTGATCGTGTTTTGAACAAGCTTGTGTTGGCGCTTTTGCATCGGAATCCTCTTTTCTCAGAGGCGGTGCAAGCTACGCGCTCAACACACGCTCGTGTACTTGTTCGGGATGAGGAGTTCGTTCTCAAACTGAACAAGTTCGCATCTATGGGTTCTGCACTCACTTTCCCGATCGAGGCGATGGTGTTTCTTGTCGTCGTCTTGATTGGGATCGAAAAGAGTGCAAGGATGCCACTCACCTATGGGAAGGTAAAATCTCTCATAGGTTCACTGCGCATCTACGGGGACGATATCATTGTCCCTGTAGATCATGTACCAGCCGTGATAGCATCACTTGAAGCTTTTGGCTTCAAAGTGAATAGCAACAAGTCATTCTGGACTGGGAAGTTCAGAGAGTCTTGTGGAGGAGAATACTACGATGGATTTGACGTAACACCTGTCAAATTCAGACGAGTATTTCCCACATCACGGCGCTGTGTTGAAGAGCTGATTTCTCTAGTGGAATTCCGGAACCACGTGTATCATCGTGGGCTCTGGCAAACCGCTAGGTATCTCGACGAGAAAATAGGGAAGATCCTTCCTCACTTTCCTGTTGTCGAAGATACATCAGCTGCGTTGGGTCGTAGTTCATTTCTCCAGGTTATACCGGAGAAGATCAACCACGGTGAGATCCAAGGGCCCGTTGTAAAGGCCTTTGTACCTCATTCCCGACCACCATCCTCACGGGTGAGTGGAGACGGAGCCTTGCTCAAGTTCTTCCTCAAGAGGGGTTC